CGGGGCGACGACGGTGAGGTCGACGACCGAGCCCTCGGGGAGGGCGAAGTTGAAGGGTCCGTGGTAGGCGTCGTGCCCCTCGTGGTTCAGAGAGAAGGTGACTCGCCACTGCCAATCGACCGGGTTGCCGTCGGGGTCGTCGGTAGCCAGTAGTGCAATGTCCCGCGATCCGTTGCGCGAGAGGTAGCCCTCGTCATCGAGGTACACCCGGAGTGACTGCGGAAGCACGCTGGCCGGAGCGGGCGAAGCCTGAACGACGCGCACCGCCGATGCAGTGGCGGCGAAGGTGACGTATCCACTCAGCGGCTCGACGTCAGGGGCAAGTCCGGGGTCATGCGAATCGAGCACGCCAGCCAGAAACCGCCCACGAACGATGCCATAGCCGAGTTCTGGAAGATCAGTCACGATCCACCCCTTTCGTTCGGAGGTTCAGCCGTAGGGCCGGGGCCTTCTTCCCAGAAGGACCCGGCCCATGCGGATGCTCGGATCAGGCCGGGTCGACCGCGTCAACCGTCGTGGTGACCGTGGTTGTAACCCACGTGCCATTCTGCGATGCCTTGACCACATAGGTCCCGGCCTTGGCGTAGTCGTGCTCGGTCGCGCCGGGTACTTCCACGTAGTCCCACGTTCCGTCGCCGAAGTCGTAGTGGACTGCGCCGGTGGAGACCGGCGTGACCGTGAAGGAAGCCGTCGCATCGACCACGGTGCCGCTGACCGCCGTGAGGGCGGGCAGGGATGCGTCCAGCAGGGGCCGTGCGCCACAGGCGGCCTCGGGCGGGGCGACATCCACGATCATCGTGCGGAGCGCGGTGCTGGTGGAGACCGGCGAGGTCATCGGGCCGGGAACCGCAGGAGTTGCGCCGTTCATCATCACCGGGTACGGCCCCCGGCCCCAGGCGTTGCCCTCCTTGGTGTTCGCGCCGGTGAGCGTGAACGTGACCGCCGCGTTCTCTACGGTGAAGTCGCCAAGGATGCCGCCCGAGAGGAACGGCAGGAGCAGGTAGCCGTAGTTGCCCTGTGACGCCTCGGTCGAGCAGGCGTCCCCAGCAGGGGAGCCAGCCCACAGTTCGAGCGCGAAGTTCGAGTTGTCCAGGCTGATCTTCGTGTCCACGTCGAAGCCGACCACGGTGTTGCCGTCCGCACCGAGGACAACCGGCTGACCGGTCACCAGGGCGAAGAGTTCCGGGTCGACCTCACAGAACGCGACCTCGACGCCGTATCCCGTCAGCGACGTGACCGCCGCCTCGAAGACACAGACCTCGCCAGCGGCGTTCGTGACGTTGATTTCGTCGGACTCCACGGTGTTCGCGGTGAACGCGACACTGATGAAGCCCTTCGATGTCACCTGCGAGTCGTCGCCATAGATCGGGCGTCCACACGAGTCCAACTTCGTGACTCGGATGCGCCGACCCTTGACCAGCGACAGGCACTTGGTAGCGTGCGATGCCATTATTCCTCCTTCGTGTCTGCGCTGCTGATCGCGGCGAGCATGTCAGCCTTCTTGGTGGCATCACCAAGATCGACTCCCTGATCTTCCGCCCACTGCTTGATGTCGGCGTTCTTCCAGGTCTCGTCAGGAAAGTCAGACTTTCCCTCGGCTTCTTCGGCCTCCGGCTCTTCCGGCTTCGCGCCGAGAGCGTCGGTCTCGTACTTCTTCGACACCGCGACGGGCACGTAGTACCCGCCCATGGTGCTCCGGACCACTGAGGCTTCGAGCCCCAGCGCCTTCGCGGCCTCCAGGAGGCCACGCGCCGTGACCGATCCCTTCGGGCTGACGAAGGCGTATCCCTCATCGACTGCCATTACGTGACCTCAATCGTGATCGTCGGGCTGACCGTGGTCCCCGACTTGGCGTACAGGTCGAACACGTCACCAGGGTTGGCGAGTGTGCCGTCCAGGTTCTCCACGAACTGCGTCGGGGTGACCTCGGTCATCTCGCCGTTGTCCGTCCAGGCCCCGCCGTTGATTCGATACCAGAGGTTGACCTCGCCAGCGGGAACGCTGTTCGCGTTCACCGTGACCGTCACGTCCGTACCGTCCGGGATGGGCGATGACGGCTGGGTGCCGATCTGGAGCGTCAGCGGCGCAGGGTCTTCGCCTGGGTTCTGTGTCGCCGGGACGGTGACGGCGTAGTGGTGCGCGTAGTTGCAGTCGATCGCGATTGCGTAGAGCCGCTCGGCGATCACCATGTCCAGGTTCACGGAGTGATCCAGGACGCGCGTCGTGAGCGTCTCTCCGGCGTAGACCGTCGGCCAGCCGAAGACTGCCGCGATGTTGTCCGGTGCGGCCGACGAGGCGATGACCGGCGTGCCATTGGCTGTCCAGAGTTCGCCGGTCTCTTCGTCACCGAAGATTGCCTTGGCCGCTCGTGCCTGCACCGCCGCGAAGCGGGACAGCATGATGACCGGCTGACCGAGGTACACCGTGTCGGCGAGTTCGTCCATCTGGCCGATTGCACTGACCCACGACGTCTGAGCGGGACCAGTCCCACCCTCGGCCATGATCCACTCCCAGAGCACTTCCTCGACGCCGCGACCCTCACCCTGTTCGAGCAGGGCAGTCGCACGACGGTCGAAGTCGTTGTCCGGTCCGATGAAGCACTGGACGCCGGTGTAGAGGCCGAAGATCGGACCCGCACCGTGCTCGATCCCCTCGAAAGTCTTGTCGTCCGTTACCGGGTTGCTGACGTAGCAGAGTCCCGGAGCGGCCTGGGGAAACGTGCATCCCTCAGAAATCCACTCGATCCCTGCACCGACACCCAGGCGGCCGAGCGATACGAACTCGCCTGTGACCGACTTGATCCCACCCTTGCGCGGCTTGCGCTGAGGCGGTTCGACGAAGATGTTCGGCATATGTCCGCCCTCCCTTCTGAGTTGTTGCCCCCGCGCCTACTGGGCCAGCAGACGCGGGGGCTGGACTCACGGGGTGGTGCCGGTGACGTCGGCGGCTCCGGTGTTGCCGTGGACGCTCGCGATGTTGATCGAGACCTTGACGCCCGTACCGCAGGTGTTCGCGATTGCGTAGCCTTCCTCGAAGAACGCGGCCGTGTAGGTGTTCTGCGTGAGCAGTTCGTGGTCGTACACGGTGTCGAGGTCGATCACGGAGTTGGTCAGACGGACGAACGCACCGGCCGGGTACAGCATGGCTTCGAGGGTGTCCGGGAACGAGGTCCAGGCGGCCGAGGAAGTCGTGTTGAACGGCTGGTAGTCGTACACCCACTGGGCCGACAGGTTCCGCACACCGAGGTAGCGCTGGATGTCCGCGTCGGTGACGGCGAGCAGGTCCACGCCGGTCCGACGGGAGAGGTCCGCACGGAAGATTTCCTTCGCCCACACCGGGAGGATGACCTCGATGGTGGCGTTGGGGCTCATCGCGTAGGACGTCCGCAGACGGAGTGCCTGGAGAACCAGGGCGTCGAGGATGTCGCTGGTCGTCGCACCAATCTCCACGTAATCCGTGGCCGCACCGATGAGGGCGCTGATGTCGGCGATCGTCGCGGCGTTCAGTCGGCGAGCGTGACCCACGACCGCGAGGTCGAGGATGCGGCGCACGAGTTCCGGGTACGCGGCGTTGGTCAGGAGACCTGCCGTGATGCAGAAGCCGATGACGTCGAGGCGAACTTCCTCGAACGGGGGGCACTCGACCGCGTAGCAGGGCTTCTCGGTCCCGGCCTCGGCCTCAGCCTCGGTCTGGGAGAAGCCGGAGTCGACGTCCGCGAGGAACGCGGCGAAGTCCGGGCCCTTGGTGAAGTTGATGCCACCACGGTTCGCGGTGACCTCGGGGATCGAGAGCAGGCCCTCGGTCGTCTCCAGCGAGCAGAAGTCGTAGAGCGTCTCCGACGGGGCGCACCAGCCACCAGCCGCCACGAGCGAGCCACCGGGAAGCCGGGACTCCTTCGCCGCGTCCATGATGGTCTTGTACTGCTGGTCGAGCGGCTGATCCATGCCGGTCGTGAACTCGTTCTCCGGCTTCTGGATGCGGGCCACACCGAAGCGCTGTGCCTTCTGGGTGAGGCCGTAGCGACCGGGCTTCATGCTCTTCTGGCCGGTCATCTTGCCGCCGGTGAAGGAGCGCGACCGCGCGAGGAACGCCTGAGCGACCTGGTCGAGGTCAAGAAGTTCCTGACCGTTGGAGTAGCCGGGGACGTCGGCCGACGCGACCATGACAGCACCGGACTTGGCCTCGGGGGCGGGGGTCTCGGGAGCCTTGGTCTGCGCGATTGCGACAGTGCGGCGGGGAGCGGGCTTGGGTGCCGGTGCCGAGGCCACGACGACCTCCTTCACTTTGTCGGCCTCTGCGCCCTCGGGCTCGTCGGCATCCTCTTCGGGGTCCTCGTTGGCCTCGGGCTCGGGGTCCTCGGTCGGCGTGGAGTCCTTGGTCGCGTCCCGAAGGGCGGCGATCTGTGCGGCACGCTCGGCATCGGCGGCCTCAATCGTGGCGGCCTGCTCGTCGATTTCGGCAGATGCGGCCATGAGGTCCTTGGCGCGGGCGATCTGCTCATCGGTGATGTCGGCGTCGTCGGCGGCCATGATGCCGCGTGCCTCTTCGAGGGCCTCCGTGCTCAGAGCACGGAGAGCGTCGAGGTCAAGACCGTCGAGGGTCTCAGGCTTCTCGAACATGGGGTTCACTCCTTGAACGGTAGATGTTGGGGATGAAGTGGCTACGCCTTCACGCCCCCGTCTACGACAGGAGTGACGAGATATGTATATCAGGTGTCTGGCCCGAAAGTCAGACTTTCTGGGTTATGTGGTCAAACCGACAATGAGGCCGATGATCTGTGCGACGGCAAAGACGAGCCCGCCGACGACCATCAGGATCACGTTCACCGGGTTCACCGGCTTGACGATCAGCCAGAGCAACGCTCCGACGGCGAAGATGAACAGGCCGATCAAGGCCACCACTGCAAGGAAGATTTCCATCACTGCGCCCTATAGGTTCCGCCCATGCGCTTCTGTGCCGCGACGGCTTCGACCTCGGTCTTGTAGGTCTTCCGCTCACCGCTCGGCGACGTATGCACGTAGGTCTTGTTGGACTGGGTCTTGGACTTTCCACAAGCGCATGCCATGGCTACCCCTTGATCTTCTCGCGGATGGTTTCGATCTGCTTCTGACGAAGCGACTGGCGGATCGGCGCAACCTCAGCGGCCCGCTTCTCCTGGTGCCGGTACTCGGCAACAGCGGTCCGCGCGATGCCCGCGATCAGTTCCGGGTCGATGCCGAAACTGGTGGCGACGGAAGCCTCGTCGGGGCGGACGATGCCCGCCGCCACCAGGGCGGTCTGGACGCCGTTTGCGGATGCCGCAAGAGCGTGCGGGATTGGGAGTCCAGGCACGTTCACGACAAGACCAGCCACCATTTCGAGGTTACCTCCGATGCCGCGCCAGTCACCGGAGATGCGTCCCGAAGCCCGGAGTGCGTGGCGCTGTTCATCCGTGCAGTTCGGCCGGAGCCGACCTGAGAACCAGATGCCGAAGCCGTCTTCGCCGACAGCAACGTCGGCCACTGCGGCCCCGGTGTTGTCGTAGTGGGCCGCCGCGATCTTCGCGCTGGCTTTCAGTGGGGCGTGCCCGGTATCCATCGTGATCTGACCGACCCGCACCACACCCTGATCGGTGTCGACTACGCCTGTTGCGTAGTACCAGTAGTCGGTCTGCGAGGGTGGTGCCTCAGTGCAAATCCCGGAAATCCCGATGTGGCACACGCCCCACTGAGCCATGTAGCCGTAGACGTGATCGCCGTCCACGACAATTCCAACTCGGGGGTCTTCCAGTTCCACGCTC